GCTCACAATCCTCACAAACAAACTCGTAAATCATTCTTCTATATCGTCTCCATCTTCAGGTAAGGAGGGCCACTCTTTTTCTTTTTCACTCACCACAACTTCCCTCTGCTAAAGAGCAAGCCTGTCCATCTGCAACCCCTGTTTCAGAACCAACATTCATGTGCTTATCAATATTTTCCTGAGTGAGAGGGATAGCAGTTAAAGGCTCATTACCTTTTGAACCTGCGCGATATACAGTTAAGCCTTTAAGATATGGAGTGTATTCTAGAGCAGCATTACTAAACTCTTCCGCAGTAACCTCTTGGGGAAGATTAATAGTTTTACTTATACAGGAATCCACATACCTTTGAATAGTTGCTTGAACTTTAATGTGATCTTCTGGGGACACATCGTAGGCACCAACAAAGTTTTTTAAATCCTCTCCTTTTTCGTAGTATTCTCTAAACAAAGGATCAACTACCAACTGCTCTTTCCAAACATTTCCATCCCTGTATCTTCTAAGATACATAGCAGAAAAGATAGGTTCAAGACCAGAGGATACTCCCATAAGCATACTAATCGTTCCAGTAGGAGGGATGGTTAGCATAACAGCATTACGAATACCATAACGCTTAATAAGCATTCTAATCCTTGCAGGAAGGCTCTTTGCAAACTCTTCCTTCAGATACTTATCCCTATCAAACTTTGAGAACGGAGACTTATCTCTTGCTAAGTAAATACTCTGCTTGTAGGCTTCATCACGAATCGTAGCAAAGAGCCTCTCAAGAAACTCTAAACACTTTTCACTACCGTACTTAATCCCAAGCTTAATAAGCATATAATGCAAACCCATAACTCCTAGCCCAACTCTTCTTGATTCTTGTGCAACGGATCGGCAAGTATCTGTAGGGAAATGGTTTACTGTTAAAACATTATCTAAAAATCTAATCCCTGTGCGTACAGTTTTTGCTAATCGTTTCCAATCAACATCTAATCCGTTCTCTAACACCATGTTAGAGAGATTCACATTTCCCAAGCAACAGTTTCCATAAGAAGGAAGGGAAATTTCTCCACACGGATTAGTAGAATCCAGACTTTCAAAGTAAGAAACATTCGTGTATTTATTCGCCAGATCAATATTATAAATGCCAGGATCACCAGACTCTACAGAATTCTTCCAGATGATATCCCACAATTCTCGGGCTTTCATATCTTCCTGTCCTACCACAACGAAAGTATCTTCCCACCCTTCTTTGTAGAAATTATTAGCTCTGTCTAAGGCATCCGATTCATCCTGAGCAATTACTTGCACAACATCTTTATCATTCCTTACAAGGTTATACCGATGATACTCTTTGTTATTGAAAGTAAAGTACCAGTCCTCATCTAACTCAACCGCTTCCAAGAAACGGTCAGTAATTGCAACAGAGATATTAAAATTATTTAACTCTCCCTTATCCAACTTCACATGAAGGAAATCTAGAAGGTCTGGGTGAGTGACATTAAGAATGCCCATAAGAGCTGTTCTGCGATTCTTTCCTGCTCTTACATGGTCCCCAATCTCATTAATCATCTTCATAACAGAGATCGAACCTGGGGCAGAATTAGCAACACTACCAATATCATCTCCCTTTGGTCGGATCTTACTAAAATTAAATCCAATACCTCCACCAGCACAGGAGATTTTATACATATCCCTAATGGTCTTACCAATTGAGTCTACACTATCGTCTGGGATAATAACATAGCAGTTAAGGAGGTTGTGCCTGCCAGCATTTCTTCCTGCTCCAAAAATGATCCTACCTCCAGGGATGAAGTCCCCAGAAGAGATAGCGTCATAAAAAGATTTCTCAACCTTTTCCTTATCTGCATCTTTCTCTGCTGTGGCTGCTGTTCTAGCAACAACCTTCGCTCTCTCTGACCACTTAGTTTCCCCTGGGTATGCGTAGCGTTTCTCAAAAATTTCTTGTCCAAGACCAGTCAGTTGTGTAATTGCCATTTTTATCTCCTACTAAGTGTAGATGTTCCTTTGTGCTTCATAATAGAAATACGAGGCACAGAATCTAGCAGAGTTTTCAATTCTTTATTATGAGTTATTATGAAGATCGTTTTATCTTTCTTAATTTCTTGTAGCAGCTGGTACAGCCCAGCAATACCCTCTTTATCAATATTTTCCGCAACCTCATCGAAGAACAACAAATTAGAGTCTTCGCTATCCGTAAGGTGAAGAAGATCTTTCATAGCAAGCAAAATTGCCAGATTGATCTTCCTTTTTTCTCCCCCCGATAAGGATATATAATGAATAAAACCCCCATTTGTTGTAATTTTTTCGATTAATTCTTCATCAAATTCTATAAAGTACTTGTTATCAGTAAGATAGGACAAATAATAATTACTTTTTTCATTAAAGAATTGTAGTACATTTCTAATAACATATTTTATTAGACCCTTTTCAGAGAAAGCAGTTTCCCAGAAACGCATCACCTCGTACTGGTTTATGCTGTCTTTCTTTATTTCTTCCTCAATATAGATTTTATCCTGAACATCATCTATCATTTCCAAAAACAGAGCCTCTTTTTCACATAAATTCTTATATTCATTGAACTTAGACCAATCATCTGATGAAATCTTCAGACTACTCTTCTGTTCTCGTAATAGAGCTATTTCTATTTCCTTCTGGGCTATGTACTTTTCTAAATTAGTTAGCTCGCCTTCCCAATGCTCGATATCGTTTTCGGTGATTTCTTTCACCTTTATATTTCCACAACTTCCGCATCTGTCTGAATACTCTCCTGATCCTTTCGTTATTTTATAAACAAGGGGATCTTTCTCCTTTCCTATAGAAAAAAGGTCAGAAGAAATACTTTTAATACTCTCATCTATGTTTCTGTTCTTGTTTTCTGTGGCAATAATACTCTCTAAAGTTAGCCCAGAGAAATCTTCAGAATAGTTATACTCTTCTTTATCTTCATTAATTGATCTAATTTTATCTTCAAGTTCCTTTAAGCCAGAAGAGTGTTCTTTAATTAACGCTTCGCTAGTCTTAGCCTGCTGATTAAAATTAGATTTAAAATTTCTAATCTTATCCCTCATTGAGAAGACTTCATCTAGATTTAGAAAATTTCTAATGATTATCCGCTTATCGTCTGGGGAAGCGTCTAGAAAGCTAAAGTTGTTATGCTGTCCAAAGAACATGGACACCATTAATGTCTTGTAGCTTATTTTAAAGGTAGCATCAATCGTTTTTTGAGTCTCAATAACCCCTTCCTTGGTCAGAGCCTCTTTTCCTTTAAAAAACTCTAACTTGGTAGGCTTTTTAGATCTACGAATTACATAATCATCATTAAGTGTAATCTCTACAACACAATTTCTTTTAGATTTAAAATTAATTAAGGCATCCTCTGTGGACTTCCGAATTGTTTTGCCCGTAAGCCCCCAACAAACTGCTTCAATAATGGCACTTTTACCAGACCCATTAGATCCACCAGTATCAAGATTTTTACCCTTAATCAGAACTAAACCACTATAGGTATCAAGTTCTAGTTCTATATTTTTTATCGAGTAGAAATTTTGTATAGAAATTTTGTTAATTTTCATGCCTAAGTATCCTATACCCCTCCATAATGGATTCTTTGTCCAAAGAAGTTGTGTTATTATCTACATAATCCTCAATGATAACCTCATTTATACTAAAAAGATCCCTCTGAGTTTCATAGGAACTGATGGATTTGGGGTCATCAATCAAAGGCTTGAACTTTATATCCAGCCTCTCTATATTATATTTTTCAAGTAATTCAGAGGCTAGATTTGCCGTGTTAGCATCTGAAAGCTGATCTACTAAGACTCTCAGAAAAGTGAAATAAGAGTCGTCATTAATAAGTTTTTTATTGTCCTCAAGCTCTGAATAGCAGAGGACCAGATACCTCGGTCCCTGGGTGATAGGATGGTAAGTTATCTCTAGTTCTTCTTCGTCCTCTTTAATGATTGCGTAGTAGTTCTTTTTTCCTGATTCTGTGTAGTTCGTCGTATACGGTGTACCAAGAATAGTGATGTTTCCCTTTTCACTAAATCTATGAATATGCCCAAGGATAGCCCTACAGCGAAAAATGTTAGGATTAATATTAAAATCACAGATCCCAGCAGAATCCATACACCCATGATAACCGAAATGACCAAAAAGAAGATCATCTTTAGAGGCAGAGTGCAAAAGCTTTTCAATTTTTCTATCATCTTCATAATGCGGAGCATATACCCTGTTGCCAATCTTGGTTGTATGTACTATTATTTTTGTTAGATCACTACTGAATAGGCTAAGAGCAGCAATGCCATCATCTGCTTTTGTGCTGGAATCGTGATTACCTCTTAGCACATAAGTAGTTTTACCTCTATCCTCCAGTTCGGTGAAAAGATAGCGTACTCGGAGTAAGCATTCGGGCGAAGGTTTCCTTTTATCAATTACATCGCCCAACAATACTATATCGTCAGGATCTTCTTTGTCAACAATATTGAGAACAGTTTTTATCTGTTCCCTCACTAACTCTGTATCCGTATTATGGATATGAAGATCTCCTAAAACTAGAGTCTTCATGTACTATACTTCAAGATATTTTCTAACATCCGAAATGTTAATTGCTTTTCCATCTTCATATTTAACCTCAACTCCATCTCCAAAACTTTTTCCTACAATAGTTTCTATTGCAAACGGAATATCAAAATGGATATTAAACTTTTCCTTCATTAAAGGATAGTTTACCATCTGATTATATATAATATCACACGCATCTTTTATCTCATCATATGGAGCAATAAGTTCAATACTATCATGAACTGTGCTAACAATCTTGGACTTCATACCAAGAGTTTTAAACTCATTATAAATGCCAAGAAGAGAACATAATAAAATATCACTAGAAGAGCTTTGAATCGTAAAGTTAAGCCCTTGCCTATATGCCCGATTGACCACAGCACGATGCCGTGAATCAACATTAGGAAGATTCCTCCTGCGACCAAAAATAGTATAGGCATACTTATTAGTTTTAATAAATTCATTTACAAACTCCATGAACTCAAAAACGCCTGGGTAGACATTCTTGTAGTTATTAATGATTTTCTCTGCCCTCTTGAGAGGGATCGACATAGTTTCTGCTAAATTATAGGCACCTCCACCATAAACAATAAGGAAAGATACAGTTTTTGCAATCTGCCTCTCCTCCTTACTGATAACTTCCTTATCAAAAAGCAACCTAGCAGTATATGTGTGAAGATCCTTTCCCGAACAGAATGCTTGCTGCATCCTGCCTTCCCTGGCAATATGGGCAAGTACACGCAACTCCATAGCAGAATAGTCTACAGTTATAAAGGCATGATTGGGAGGAGCAACGAAAATACTTCTAATATTGTTCTCCGTCTCTCTAGGAAGAGTGTGAAAACTAACACCCATCTTTTGCCCTGCGGTATATGCAGCACAACTGAGTCTTCCCGTGGAAGTTCCATCAATCCTATAATCAACGAAAACTTTCTCCTTCTCATTGTACTCAACCGCAGCAGATGTACCATTTATATAAGTCTTAACTAATTTCTCTAATTTTCTAAGACCTAGCAATCCACTAATAAAGTCTCTAGCATCCTCCAACTCCTGAGTAGATTTATTCTCAAGTACGGACTTACTAATGTCCTTACTTTCATCTCTATATTGCCACTTCTTGCTCATCTCTTTATCAGCTCTGCATTAATTTGGTCCAACAAAAGTTTTAAAGTAGGTGCAGACACGGAAGGCTTACCTTTTGGTGTCATGTCTGGGGGGTATAGTGCAAAACCCTTTTCATCCGTATACAAGATATCAATAAGATCAGTATTGCTGGATAGGTTTTGAGTATTAGATACCTGCTTGTATTCATACAGGCTGTCGGTAACATCTATGTTTGTATCTTTTAGTTGCTTTCCCACAACCGATAACTGTTTCATATCTACATCCAAACCTTCAAATTCCATCTCAGCAAATACAGGAAGAACAGGAGAAATAATCTGCTCAAGAAGTTTTGTATTACCTAACCCTCCCAACTTCTCCATAATTAAATGATAAAGCTTCAGAGTAAAGTAACTATCCGCTGCATTCCCTTCGTAGCAATCAGACAAAGGCATCTCAGCCCAGTTATAAGTTTTAGGATTAAGGATGGTAAGCATTACAGATTCTCCAACTCATCAGAAAAATAAAGTTTAACTAAATCCATCAAGCCTTTAGGTGTATTCTCATTTAGGATATGATGAAGGATTTTTGTATCCCAAATGTTACTAGGATAAATTCCATAGTTAATTAGGAACTTCAGATCAAACTTAGCATTATGAAAGATTTTCCTACTTTTCTCATTTTCTAAAATCTTTCTAATGCTAAACCACAAGGCAGCTTTCTGATCTGGTTCTGTAAAAGGGGTATCTTTATGCTCACAAGGTACAACCCAATTACCCTCATCAGTAGAGAAGGCTATGGTCATAATCTTATCTCTTCTAAAATCAAGACCAGTAGTTTCAATATCACAAGCAACAGGTTCAGTAATACTACTTAATTTGTTGGCGAGATCTCTAAGCTTTTCTTTAGTATCTACAACATTGTAGGTAAACTTATTCTCACAGGTCTTGTGTTGGATATACTTCTCGTAAGCATTCCGAATATCTGTCTCAAAGAGATATCTATTTTTAGGCTCTTGAAGAACAGAAAAGGGATGAAAGATAGGAACTACAACTACCTCATGCCCCTTTTCCGTCTCAAAGGTATACGACCTTCCTCGCTTATTAGTTATACCGCTTTTCTTAATAAGCATCTTCATAGCCAAGTTACCACAAGGGAAAACTAACTTAGGCTGAATCTTATCAAGCGTATCCTCTAAGTGCTGCCTGCAAATTTTCATATTCGCTGGGGACATATCTAATTCTCTAACTGAAGGACACTTTACAGAGGCAGCAGTTTCAAACTCACCTTTAGCACATTCTTTAATAAGATCATACTCTTGGTTGGAGAATGCTTTTGTATCTCCAAACTTATGGGTAAGGGAATCTGAAAGAAAAAGTACATCGCATTGAGCCTTTTTCTCGTAATCCATGACTGCGTGAACAGGTTTAGATTTGTTCAGAATACTACAGCCATTACATAAATCATTGTCTCCACAAGACTTATGCTCAGAATAAAGATCTTCTAGGGTACTCATCTTACTATTATAAGCCATGAGCAATAAAAATTACATAGATAATAAAAGATTTGAAGAATTGATATCGCTGTACAAACAAAACCCTCGGGAACATGAGGATGAGTTAGTAGGAATGTTTGATATATTAATCACTAACATACTTACATCATTTAATTTCAAGGTTGATATGGAAGACGCTAAACAAGACTGCTATGTGCTTATCCTAAAAACTTTGAAGAATTTTAATCCCGAAAATGGTAGTGCGTTTAATTATTTTACCACAGTTATTGTAAACAATTTAAAACTGATTTACAGTAAGAACAAGAAGTACACGGAAAAGATTAACGACTATATAGAAAACCAAAAACTAAAGTCCTAGTTTCCTGTAGATCGAAGGAAGGTAATCTTCACTAATATCATCTTGGTCCCCAAGCTTAATAAGGTGGGGAATCTTAGTGGTAGAAAAAATCACAAAGGAATGAGGCATATAAAAACTGTTTATAATGTAAACAGGCTCTCCTCTATCACTCTCTCCGTACCTCTCCTTAAGTTTGGAGATGAGGGTGTCGCTGGGACTATCCCACAGGGAGGTGAATAAAAGCTTACATCTCTCTTGGGTTCTCTTTTGTTGTTTGAGAACCTTGTTAAGCTCATTCTCTTTGGAAAGAAACTTAAGTTGGTGCTTCATTCAATAATTTCTACGGAAGAAGAGGTGTCTGCGGATTCAGTAACTTCCTCGGAAGCTTCCTCAGACTCTTTAAGAATCTCAGGGTGTTCTTCTGCATACTTCTCCATCTCTTCCATGAGTTTATTCTGCATGGCCTCAATACCATTCAAGAAGATTGCACGAAAGAAATCATCATCGCTGATCTCCGCAGGCTGTACAACATTCTTGAAGTTTTGAAACGCAAGCGTCTCTTCTTTATTTAGTTTAACTTGAAATTTCATTCTTTCTCTCTTTCTGTCCTGGGCCTTAATTGTCCAGTTCTTTAGGTTAAATGCTTGTCCGTCCATGTTGTCTATAATAGGGCTAAGGGAAAAAAATATGAAGGATATTTACGATTTATCTCCGTTGGATAAAAAGAAGCGCATCAACAGCCGCAGTAAGGGTTCTGGGTTTGAGCGTCAGGTTGCTAAGATTTTAAATGAGACTTTTGATACAAAAGAGTTTAGTAGAACTCCAGGGTCTGGTGCTTATGCTACTACTCATTCATTACCTAAACATTTAAAAATATATGGAGATCTAATTACTCCAGAGAAATTTAGATACTGTATAGAATGTAAAAAAGGATACAACAAACTTAGTATTAATAGTTTATATGATTATAGCAGCGATTTCTGGAAATTCTATGAACAATGTGAAAAAGATTCTAAAAAGGCTGAAAAAGAACCACTTCTAATCTTTAAACAGGACAGAAAGCCTGCACTAGCAATGACAACAGCCAACAACTTTTCACATACACTTAAAAGTATTCAACTTGATAGAGAAAAAGATGGATACATAACTAAACATAAAATATATTTACTAGAGGATATTTTAGAAGATATGAGATCTTGTTGGTTTAGCTGAGTTTATTAAAAACCATCTCCATCAATTTCATATGAGAGTTTAAATAGTCTTCAAAATTAGTGGACTCTTTTTTAGACTTAGCTGTTTTGGGAATATCCTCTCCTGCTCCTTTACCAGCAGCAACTACATCTGTGTTTTCTCCTTTAGCATCTTCGATAGAAAAAGTAAACAAGGCATCTCCATCTCTACGAGAAATAGTATAAGTGCTTCCACTTTTTGTCATAACATTTATAGAAGGCTTTCCGTTTTGGGTAGTAAGCCCAGACATAGCTGATTGTATTTCTTGATTATTAGCAAAGGAGGATTGTCTATCAGTAGCCATTACTCTTTTGACTTTCCAAACTTCTTTTTCTGAACCTCCTACTACACTTATTCTGTGGGCAACCCAAGCCTTAGTGTCCTCATCAGTTACCTCACCATCATTAGTCAGAGAAGAAATGATTTGTCTTTCTCTTTTTGCTTTCAGTTTTTTTAATATTCCCTTATCACCCGCTTTGGCTTTCTTCTTACGCTCTTTAAGTTTTTCTAGCCTTTTAGCAAGTTCGGCTGCTTTTTTATCACCCTTTTCCGTTTTCAAATCTATTTGTTCAGCTCTTCGTTTTTTTACTCTATTTATTTCTACATCTGACAAGGTATCAATTGCAAGATCGCGTTCTTTTATTTGGTCAGGAGAGAGTTTGGCGGGATCCCCAAAAAGTTCAGTAACAATCGGCGTTCCTGGGTGATCTTTAATCCTTTGCTGATAAGCTTGGGCTGCTTCAATCGAATGACCTGCATCAACAGCCCTTTGTTGTGCTTTCACAACAAAAGCATAATCTTCACTATCTTCTGGGTGCTTACCAGAAACAATCTCAGATTGTTTATCGTGACCACTCTCTCCAACTTTCTGTCTAGAAGATTCATCTGTAAGCATTTTCATTTCAATAGCTACAACAATCTCTCCAGTCTTTTCATTCTCTCTAATAAGAGCATCCTCTCCAAATCTTTTCTCAAGATTAGCTGTAAGAAGATTTCCCTGTTCTTCGCTTAGATCTTTAAAAGATAATTGGATATCATCTTTTCTACCTAATAAAGTAGAATCCGTCTGTCCTGAAGCCTTAGCACTACTGGGCCTAACTCCAAGTAAATTATAAACATCAGTATTCCATTCCGCGTTTACAGCAGTAAGTAAAACGAGTCCCATTCCACTTTTAGCACTCCACTTGGAAATTCTATCACAATCTTCAGAAGATAAACCTTTATCATCGCAAATCTTAGTAGTAGCTTGCTGCATTCTTTCAGCATCTTCTGCTCCTTCTTGAGATGTAAGCAAATCATTAATCTGCCGATGAAAGATTCCATCAATATTATCAATTATACTTTTCCCAGTTTTTTCGTCAAGTTTACTAGCGTCTTCATACGCAGCAAAAGCTAAATCAAGTTCTCTCTTTGCACACGCATCATCCCCCTTTTTTCTACATTCGGCTGCGTTACTAATGTGAAGACCTATTACAACATACTTTTCTACTATTACACCCCTGTTAGCTGTATCGGCCCCACCAGAATCAAGTTTAGGCATATCTTTTATAAGAGGAAGATGTTTGTCAGAATCAACTTCAGCGTTATTTCGCTTTTCAATTTCTTCATTTACATTAGCAGCCATAGCTAAATACAGATCATCTTCTCTCGATCTATTACCAGCAACCTTATATCTTATAAAAATCCAGTCTTCTACTTCATTACCATCCTCATCTGTTGATTCCGCTTTAAATAAAACACCGTGCGTAGAGGTCTTTACTCTCCCAGATAAATCTCTTAGGTCTTCATCAGACATCTCCGCTGGTTTTTGGGAAGCATTAAATAAGTTAGCACCATTCTCATAAATTTTCTGTCTAGTCTCAGGATCTATATGATCTGATAATACCGATTGGTCAGAAATTGTTGTTGGAGATCTGTCTTTTTCTGGGTCGTACCCAGGATAAACTTTTCGGACTCTTTCAGTACGAGCAGCGGAATCTTCTCCTTCTCGTATTTTAAAAAAATCATCCTGTATAATTTCAAGGTTATCTGCTGTTGCCGCTGTACTTTGTTCTGCTGCGTCTTCGGGAGTAAGAACCCCTTCACCATCTTTCCCCCCTTCTTTAAAATAATTAATTATTTTATTTTGGGTCATCTCATCATGTTCCTCAAAAGAAGACTTCGCTGCACTAGGTCTACCTGCAAAGGGTCCACCTATGGCAATTACTTTCCCTACGCCTGCTTGCCCGTTGGCATCTGTCTTAATAGCTTGCCTATAGAAAAATAATGCGCTACCTTTTATGTAGTGCGGCTCTCTTGTGGCAGCGTCAGCAGGTTGTGCAGCAGCAAAAGCTGCTAATGCCTTCTGTTTAGCCTCTTCGTCAGACACTTCTTTATCAGATTTCTTCTTATCTTCCGCTTCAGTAATACCTATTCTAAGCTCTCGCTTCTTAAGTTTATTGTAACTATCTAATAGTTCTTGGAAATAATTCATTTTATATTATAGAGGAAAAGAAAAAAGCCCAACCCAGAGAGTATCCAGGCTGGGCAAAGAATCATAAAAGTAATTTTATAAACAGTTTTATGCTAAGTTATAATCGGATACCTGCATAAAGTCGTAGCGGAAAGTTACTTCAACAGTATTAAATTCGTTTGTAGAATAGTTAAGTTCAGCAGATTTCCAAGACTTGGGGTACACACCATAGAGTTCCATAGTAGTATGCGGCTTAAGTTTATTATCTAGTTGTATAATATCTACTTTCTTAAGTTTAAATTGTCCATTACGCCCACCATCAAGAGTCTTCGTCATTTCCCCAGTAAGAGGGTCATAAATCTGAGTAAACCATTTCCATAAATTTAAACCTGATTTAGTAGCAAAAAGATTATCAAAGGTTACAGTTAGTTCTTCAGGAGCGGGCTTGCCAGGATAGAAGACACGATCATTTACACGATGTACTTCAATATCTTCAACAGTAAACCCTACTTGGCTAACTTGCTTTGCTGCTAGAGTTAAATCTTGTGGAAATTGGATTTCTCCGACTCCAAACTGATCTAAACCTAGAAAATGAATCTCCCATTGATAAGCCCTGACTGAATCAAGACCTTCGGAAATTCTAGGAAGTTCCTGTCCTGGGGTAAAGGAAAGGTAATCGTCCTTGTATTTTGGATTAGTTGGCATTTATAGTATCTCCTTTATAGTTAGCCTAGTTTAGCTGACTGGTTAGTAAGGTTAATTTCAAAGATTAGAATCTCTGCGGTCTTGGTTGGCTTGATAAGAACCTTACACCAGAGTTCGTTTCTATCAATACGGACTGAAGTATTTGTGGTTTCATCACAAACTACTCTGAATTCCGTAATTCCTCTTCTTTGTTTGATATCATCCATCATAGGATTAATTAGAGTTTCAATTCTTTGCCAAGTGATAGGATCATTTGGTTCAAATACAAAGGCTGTAGTTGAAGCAAGAATTTGTTTTCTAATAAGAATCATCATTCTTCTAATATTTACTCTATCAAGAGCACTAGCATCTCTTTGTGAAGTTCTTTGACCAAAGATTGTAATTCCTTGTTGAGGGAAATTAACAATAGGATTAATTACATTTCCTCCACTATACATGGAATCTCTATCACCCTGGTTCAGTTTGACTTCCACCTCACTTGGCTTACTAAGCTTTCCTCTTACAAAACCTGCTGGAGCGAACCATGTTTCTGCACTATTATCAGTAAATGCCATTTGTCTTGCAGCAAAGATAGCGGGATCATAGAAGCGATCCTTACCATCAAAAACGCTAAAGACTTTAACATGAGGCCAGTAAATAGCAGCATAAGAACTGTTTAAAGAGGCAGTCCTACTTTCGGAACCTCCATTAGACCAATCAATAGCGTCTTGGGCAGTCCCTACACCTTCTGGAGGGGAAACAAGAGCTAAGAAGTTTTGTGTACTCTCTGCTAAGGTTACAAGATTATCTTGAACAGTCTGATCGTATACCCCAGGAACCATTGCAACTGAAATATTAAGAGCATCATCATCTAATGCTTGCATCCCAGTTTTTGGGTCAAGGTTTGCGAGGCCGACTAAAGCAGTATTATTCTCTGAATCGGATCCTGTTCCATCAGTACCTCCAGCTAAACTAACACTTCCTTCAACAGGTTTAATAAATCTAGCTCCATCAACACTAATGGCAAGCCCATCCCCTCCTTGAGTTCCACTTAGATCAATAACACCCATAGAGGAAAGATAGCTATCGAATGCGGTCAACTTAGTATTAGTAAAATCAGAAGAACCCGCTCCAGAAACGAGATTCCCTTTAATGATATCTGAGGTTAGGTTAGTTTCTCCAGTATTAATAACATCTTCAATATAGGTTCCATTTCCATCAAGGAAAGAGGTTTTAAAAGTTTCTTTAGCTACTCCTTCATCGTTTACAGTAATAAGAGTATTAGCTCCACCTAGATTTTCAACCTCAACTGAGTTTCCTCTTACACTTCCATCTGCAAGAGTTGAGAGATTATACCCAGTCCCTGGGTGTATAGTTTCAGCTAAATAACCAATCCCACTAGCTACCTTGTTGTAGAAGGTCGATCCGTAAATTGTTAAAGAAGAAGCCAGCGAGGTGACCGCTCCAGCACCAGCAACTAAACCATCACCACTTGTAGCCAGAAGAACATAGGTTCCTGTAGTGTATGTTGGTTCATTATACGCTGATACAGAAATAGAAGCTCCTGATCCTGCAAAGGATCCTACAATAAAATGAGCAGTTCCATTAGAGGCAACAGTAACTCCAACCTTATCAGAGTCTAATGCTCCACCTATAATCTTTTTCAAAGCAGTTGCTTGTCCAGAAGCCCCCATCGCAGCGGGTACAGTCCCAACTGGAACAGCAAAGCTTTTTGGGTTTGTTACTGTATATTGCTCCGTACCAGTATTATTTTTAACAGAAATCTTAAAGTAAAGACTCCCAGAGCCTGTAACTCCACCACTAACATTGGAAACCTCCATAGCAGGGCAGGAGCCAAGGGGAACCTGAGCAGATGCGTCATTAGCAGATGCATCCACAGCAGCTCTAAGGAAATATACTTGGTTAGTTGTTTCTAAAACTTCAATAGCACCTTCTAGACCTTGACCAGTAATATTTTCAGAAGGTCTTCCAAAGGTATTTACTAGATTTTCAGGAGAAGTAATGAGAGTAGCTGTGTTAGTTTTTCCTTTTGTAGCAAAACCTACAATACCAACAACAGAAGAGTTTACTGTTGGAGCATATTCGGAAATATCTTTTTCCAGAACATAAATACCTGGGCTTACAAAATTTGGCATTAGTTTATCCTATTAGTTGTAATTAGAAATCCGAATTCTTCTTCGGCGGTTGAGGGTTTTCATTTGTTCAGAAACACTTTGTTCTGGAACTACAACGAAATCTCTTGGTTTAAGGTAACGATACTCTGATCCTTTGGGAGTAAGAAGGAGGACTTGGATACCTTGGATTCCATCGTTTTTTATTAGTTTCATATGAACCTCTCTAAATATTATCTATCCTATATTTTTACTATTTTTGGATTATTTTTGTAAAAAAACATGATTAATTAGAAATAATATGAATTTCTGTGTTAAATGTTTCAATTTTTCCAGTTGATGTTAGAATAAACTTAGGAGAAGGGATATAAGTTTCAACAGAAATAGTTATTCCTTTTCTTAAAATTCTATCCTCTCGATCTCCTGTTCTTAGAAGAGAATTATCAGTCTCTTCTGTAAGAAAAGCTTGAGTAAACTCATTAAAGGAAGTTTTTACTCTCCTACTTGGATTAAATTCAGATCTAATTTGTTCAATTATTTGATCCATATTAGATTTATACTTAGTCCATATATTAATATTATAAATAATATCAACAGATCTAGGAGCTAAACTAACAACTCGCACAGCCCTTTGTTTCTCAGTATCAAATGCCTTTTCTTGAACAAGAAGAGCACTATACTTTATTCTGTTTTCATTACTCTGTGTTGTAGTTTGACTTACAGAGATTACGGGTAAAATGATATTACTTTCTTGTTTAAGTTTAGCTATAGTTCTCTCAGGATTTGAGTGCATACACTTAATTCCTACAATTTCATTATCTGAATTAATATAATTAAAATTACCAAAAATCCCTAATACTACTTTTAAAGTTTCTCTATAAATATCACTAATTTTACTCTGCTTTGTTGTAGCTTTCTGAATAAATTTTCTAGCAGATAAGAAAGCCCAATCACTTTTCTTAATAGCAATATCAGAAATTGTTTGAGTTCCTGCTAATTCTATACTACTTACAAAACTCATGTTATCTCTCCAAGTAAGGATCTATGTTATCTGTAGTATCCATAAGGGGTTCATTTTGAATATCATCTGAGTCCCGAAGGAGCCTAGCAGAGCAGATTAAGTGGTAAACACCATACGACTCAAAGCTGTCCTCCTGCACTTGAAATATTTCATATTTCTGGTTCTGGAAGTGGGGTTTGAGTATGTCCCCAGGGATTACCTGCCTGCCAATCACTCGTTCAATGTAGCTCTTATTAAAAGTAAATAATTGGTCGTTGGTAAGTTCTATGCCAAACTCTGTTAGATTCTCTTCCAGCACCTTTGGTTCATAGTGTGCGTAGACTACCAAAGGAGTAGTTGCAATAGGCTTATTTCTAGACTCCATATAAACTTCATCAAACTCTTCACTCTGATAGTACTTATAAAAGTGCAATTTTGATCCAGACAATTTAATTAACTCATCATCAACTAGATTAAACAATCCAATGTCTGGATTATTAGGATCAAAGAGATTAAGTTCGCTATCCGAAAGATCATCTGTATTCGGAAGAGGTGGAACCTGTGTAGTAATCTTGAAGTTTTTTTTATTCATCTATTAGAACATTGTGAAGGCAGGCAATTCTTCAATCTCAGAGATAAGTTCCTCAATTAAGGCATCTTTTTCTCTAGTAGCCTCCTCAATTAGTTGCTGTCCGTTTAGTGATGCTCCTCCTCCTGGGGAGGGGAGATTAGCATACTTTCCTCTTATTTGACCTAGGACTGATTTAGCACAAGCAAGGGCAAACCTTTGAATCCAGTTTCTATATGCAGGATGAATAGTATTCGAATCAATAGCCCTATATTCTAAAATAACAGGGTCAGGAGTTAGGACAGGGGAAGGGTATATTTGTAGGAATTTACCATTGATAACATCCCAAGATCCATCCATTCCTAGAACCTTTCTAATCATTTCTAGATTCTGTTGAAGTAAGTAGAAGTCTCCAACAGCAAACTCACCAAAAAGGAAGTTGTCCTGAAAGTATTTAATAAAGAAATCATGCTCCAGAGTCCCTGCTTGGTGCTGAACTGCCAAAAGACTCTTCTTATACACAACATATTCTAAGTTATCTAGGATATACTGAGGGAGTTCGTAAAGATTCGTACCAGCAGACGCATCAAAAGTAGCAAACTGCTTGGTCCATAATGGAGCATGATAACTCATTTTGGTGGTTGCTTCATCAATACAAGTCTTTAGCTGGAAAGAAGTTAACTCAACACGCACTATAGGGTGTCCTAATTGAGCTAAAACATAGCTTTGAATTATTTCTTCAAAATCGCTAAACTCTACTAAATCTGCTAAGGTTCCAGTATTAAGTTTAGATGAATCTATCTGGCCCTTGGGGGTCTGCTCTTCTAGTCTTTGACCAAAAGGCTTATCTAAGTCTGCGAAAGAATTTCCAAATGCGCTAACTTTTGGTTTAGGTGCTGGCATCTAAGGTTTCCTCTGTTGTTTTTATTTTTGTTACCTGTCTATTTTCTTTTATAACAGGTGCTTGTTTTTTCTTAGGTGAAATAAGGACTAAATGAGGATTATCAATTTGTTTTATGGTTTTAATTGTCTGATTAGGAGATATTTCAATAATTCTGCCGTCCCCAAATATTAACATTTTAAACCTACATTTACTTCTATAGGTATACATTTATGCCTCACTAATATATAGCTAAAAAGAGAAAGGGCTAGAAGCTTTTTTTGCTTCTAGCCCCTTATTTACTTATTCCTACTTAATTACTATCAGCCAGGAACCGTAGCAGTGTTCAAGCCGAACGGCTGGAACAAGAAGTTGGAAATTGGACCAACGATTCTAATTATACGGTAGAAACGAGACTCAGGAGTAATAGCAGCCTTACCGTAACGGGTAAGAATACCTTTTCTCGGCTGGAATGTATCAGGATCTACAATGGTAGGAAGTTGCTGTAACGGAATATAGGGAGCGTACACATAACCTGCGTCCATAGCGTTCGCACCTTTATAACCCATAAGGATTTCGTCTTCAGGATAAAGAGGATCAATATAGAGATCATACTTACCTGCAAACTTACCTTTGTACTCAATGTTCCCACCCATATTGGAGGGTCCATCACTACTAGCAATACCACCTTCAAGCTTCGCAGCAGACTCAAGAAGAGAAGCAACGATAGGCGCACAAACAAGCCAAGTACCTGGGCCACGCATAGTGGTCTTATAGATATCTTGAGAAGCAAGGTTGATTGCCGCAAGAAGGTTAGCGTAGACATGGCCTACATGCTGGGCTCCTCCAAAAAGAGCACTAGAAGTAAAATCAACTAGGAACACATTACGATCACCGCCAGCAGGGTTGGTAGCACTAGTAAACTCGTACTGCCAATCAGCGGGGATCATACCATCACCATCCGTGGGGAAGTTATTGGAACCACCTGAATCAAGCATGGTGCGATTGAAACCACCAAAGGTTCCCGTAACATCATAAGCAATCATACGAAGGTCTTCAATAAGTTCACGGTCAATCTCTAGTTGAAGTTCTTTTCCAAGAAGATCAGTAAGCTCACGCTCAAGATCCATGTTATGGTATGCACGGAGGTCTTGGGCAGCTTCTAGAGTCCAGAGTGCTCGCATTTTACGAGTTCTAGCCACGACAGGCTGTTGCTCGATATGGAAGTTAATCTCTGGAATACCAGTACCAGTAAGGTTTTCACCAGCAGAAACATTTACACCCCAAATCTTCGTACTATCAGGGAAGGCAGCAATCTGACCACCAAAAGTGGTAGAAGGCGCACCAGAACCAGTCGTAAGAATGCCACTGGTATCAGGTGCCGCAGGATCGCCGGATCCGAGTGACGCGATGCCACTGACATCAAGATCAATATTAGCAGCGTTAAATACGCCACTAGTGACGAATCCTCTGTAAGTAAGCTGATACTTACTGTAGATGGACTGCTCAGTTCCACCATAGTCACGACTATGACCGAGATAGAAAATTTGGCTTACAGGGCCTTGCATAGGCTGGACACCGCAAATGTTATTTGCGATTAGTTTCGGGTAAACCCGACGAACAAGGGGGAAAGCAAACTTCTGGAAAGCACCAAGTTTACCTACAGTAGTAGGAGCACCAGCCTCGTCTAAACGCTCGGCTATGATGGTCTTTGCTTGGTTTTCTAGCAGTTGTGCTGTTACCCTTTTAGTATAATCTTCCTTGATTCCATCAAGGACGGGCTCCCACTTTTCAACGAGAGCATTATCAACTGTATACATTAATTTCTCCTTTTAATTAATTAAATGGCATGTATTTCATAATGTCCTCAGAAAGAAATTCGTTCTCGGAAATTCTCCTGGGTTCATCATTGTTTTCTGAAATTACAACTGCTTTTTCAGAAGACTTAAATGGCTTTTCTTTAGCCTCTTCAAGGTACTCTACTTTCCCTTGAAGTTTTCTTTCAGTCTCTTCTAGATTATCAATCTTACCAGACAGGGCATAGATTGTAGTTTCTAGATTAGAGTTCTCAGTTAGAGCAGCTTTAAGTTCCTCAGTAAGAACATCAACTTCTTCTTCAAGCTGAACATTCTCACCAGAAATCTTACCTACTGCACTATCTTCATCATTAGAACCAAGTTCAATTGCCATAAGGGTTTTAATAGACTCAAAAAGTTTAGCATTTTTATATGTATCATTTTCAAGTTCTAGTTCCTTCATAGCATGGTCTTTAACCTCGTCAACTCTTAGACGAAGAAAACCCTGAACCTTGGCTTCTAGTTCTTTAACCTTTTCCTCAACCTGTTCGGAGATAACAGAGTCTACAAGTTCAGCGATCTGGCTTACTGTTGCTTCCGTTAATCCTTCAGGAAGAAGTTCGGTAATGTTATCGAATTTATTGGTCATAAGGTACTCCTAATTCTATAGTTATGTATAGGGTGTTTGTATACTTAACTTATTTTTTATTTTTTTTGTAAGATTATACTAACCTTTTCTTCTCCAAGTAGCTGCTTTTTGAATTCTGGGGTTAAGATCCCCCTCTTTTTCATCTGCTTTATCTTTTTCATCTGCATCAGCGGCAGCCTTCGCAGCCTTCGCATCCTTGTCTTTTCTTGCTTTTAGCCTTTTGGCTGCTCTTTCTAATTGTTCAGGGGTAGGCTCATTGAACCTTCCTTTATCCTTAACATCTATAATGGGATCATCACGGTGAGATCTACTCATCTCTCTTACTTTTTTAATGAAAAGGTTAGTAAAAGTTTCTCTTACCTTGTAAGTACCTTCTTCAGAAGATCTCTTAGTCTGAGGTTTCAGTGCGTCTTTATTGGACGCTTTACTAGCTTCTAACTCTCTTTTTCTTGTGGCGATAGCAGCCTGTCTAATCAATTCTTGCCTTTGGGCTGGGGTCTGTGCTTCCTCTGTTCGGGTAACCCCACTCTTTTTCTTTTGCGAAGCGAGATGTGCTTTCATAGCTGCTTGGGTTGCTTTTTGGTCTTTCTTATTCTTATCGTCTTGTTCTTGTTTCCAAGCTCTATGGGCTTCCCTAGGTGATTCCTTTTTCTCATTAATCTTATTCTTAAGAAGAGTTAAGAAAACTTTTTCCTTGACAGCTTTATCCATAGTCTCTTCAACAATCGCTTTCGCCTCAGTTGATTCACACATAGATGGGTAAGCCCCCCTGGTAGAAGGATCGGCAACAAGATCAAAAGTAATAAGCTTAAAGTCTTCATTGACGACTTTGGTTCCATTTTCTCCTTCTGATAAAGTTCCCATTCCTCTTGAAGAAATCCCAATACTAACTCCTCCTCTAATAAGGGCTTGAGCAGTTAGGCCAGCAGGAGTATTAAGAAGTTCTGCCTCGCCAACCATTTCATTACCCTTCATATTTAGATTCGTAATAAGATGAGAAACATTAGAAAGCTTTACCGAATCATTGGTAGGGTGATCTAGTTCCCCCATAAGCCTTCTTCCTTTAATATTTTCAGTAAGCTTGGTCATTTCTCTAGTAAGAAGTAAACCAGGGTACACTCTCTTATTGTTATTCGCTTCGTCTGCTCTTTGGAATATTCCACGAATCTTCATTGTACCTTTAGATTTAGACTCTTCTAGAATATGAATTTTATCTAAAATTTGAACATCAGTCAGCAACATTTGTTTTTTCCTCTTTTTTTCCTTCAGATCCAGTAGTGTATTTTTGAGTTAGTCTCTTAGACTTAGCCTTTCCATGCCTGAGAAGGGTTCTTACAGCATGAGCTTTAATACTATCCCATTTAGCAGAAGGAGTTGCAGCTCCAGGGGTAAACCCTTTTGCAATCTTTTGATTTCCTCCCGCAGTACTTTTCTTTCCCCACTTAGGCTTGCTAATTACATAAAGCCTACCAGCACCTTCTGTTGAGAAAATTTGTCCGTAGCTTCCTTGAGATAAAGCATCTTTAATAGATTTATAAACCTTTACTCTACCTTTTCTAGACTTGACCACTTTAGAAGCAGTCTTTGGGGTAGTTACTTTGGCAGAAGCTTCAGAAAGGATTTGTAAAATATCAACTAAATTCATTTTCTTCTTTCAGCTTTTCTTTTACTTAATCTTTCCCTTAAAATATCTTCTACCTTTAAATTTTTCTTCTTCATAATCTTGGCCTTCCAGCCCTTTTTATGATTAATTTTTTTTAAACTAACATCAACCTTTTCAGGGTCCATATATCCCTTAATTTTATGAAGTACATCATGAGGAGTACCAACCAAAGCAGAGGCTTGCTTAGTACTTAACATTCCTACAGAGGTATTTTCTTTAATAAGAGAAAATAGCTCTGTAGCCTCAATAACTAGTTTATTAAAGCGGCTAATAAGATCTGAAAGTTCGGGTGTTTCTTTTTCTTCTACTTCAGAAACAGGATCTTCGATTTGATCTTCTAGTACGGGAGTATACTTATGTGCTTTTCCTTCCGTAATAGCCTGAATAAAGCTATCAGGAACTGTAATACCCCTAATATCTTTTTGATTCTCTTCTGGAGCTACAGAAGAAATAAGGGATTTACCGTCTTTAATCTGGTCAATCTCTTCTAATAAAAGCTTTTCAGCAAATGATCCAATTGTGTTCACGGCAAATTCCCCTTATTTAATTCAGTCTTCGTCTTCTTCAGACGCTTCTTCTTCTTCTTCGATAACCTCGAAAGCTTCGTCAATGACATCAAAAACTTTGCTAAGATGCTCACGAAGGACATCATCAGAAAGTTCTTCCTCAAGAGTTGATTCACAAACAGGGCAACTGTGAGTTGCGACCTCTTCAGCTTCTTCTACAACAGAAGACTCTTCTTCAAATACTTCAGGTGCTGCTTCTTCTACAGCAGGCTTAACGCCCACTTGATTCCAAGCAGCGGACTCAAAGAGATTATCAAGAAATTCCTTTTCAACCTTAATATGATCCATATTAATTTCCTTTTTATATAAAAGTGGAGATATTTTATCTCTATACATATCTAGTTATAAGCTAAAAACAAGTAAATTATTTTTATTTTTTGTTTTTAACTATTTACAATCACATCATCAGATCCAGTCGCAGCAGTATCACCACAACTTATAGAATCTGTTGCTCTATGAACAAAGGATCCTTCTATTTTAACCTTTGAACTGCCCGTACTTGCTGCCCTTATTGGATGAACATCCTCTCCTGAAATTAAAGTATGAGATGGATAGCTATCTCCAATCCTTACGGGAGATTGTCCATTAATTTTTGTTTTTATAGCAGTAGACGAAGGTTTAGTTATAGGAGAAAAAGTTCCTCCATGTCCTAAATCACTATCCGTCAATGCTCTCACTATTCCTGGCATATTATCTTCCTGTTGGTGGGGGGATTACTGTTGCTGTAATTTCTGGTCCAATCTTTGTAGTTATTGATGAGTTAATTGGGACATTAGTTAGAGAAACTTCATACTTATCTAAGATTGCATCTAAGATATCCTTCTTTGCAGTATTAAATAGATTAAAATATAAAGTATTATCTAGTCTGGAGAACACATCTTTATGCGTAAAATCTTTATCTACAAGTTCAAAATTATTAACAAGTCCACTTACAACTAAATTAAAAGTTCTAACACCAAACTCATCTCTTGTTGTGGGCTTAGTACCTCCGTAGTTTGTAGAATTCGCAAGTAAGTTAGAACTAGAATTAAAACTAAACTCCACCGCTTGAGAATTATTATTTCCATGAATATCAGTACTATTTCCTATATTTTGAGAAAAATTAAATTTCAAAGGAGTGGATAGCCCAGGGCTAAAAGATCCTTTATCTAGAGAAGGAGTTATTACTAATTTTCTTTTATTAATCAGCGTATTATCCTCTTCGTTAACCACTAGCTGTGAATACCCTACAAACGGTATACGATCAATCCTATCAGATGTAATAATAAATAAGTATATAGGAATACTTGTTGAAAGAGAAGTCTCGCCTTTTACTGTAGAGAAGGCAGCTAAGGATGGAGTTTTGTACTCAAGAGTAACTTTTGTAGAAGAATTATCAAAATAACCAGTTACTGGGTCTTGATTACTTATATAAAAAACCTGATAAGGAGAAGATCTGTACTTAATAAACTCATTAAATACAGTAGATGAGGGGTCTGTAACAAGGGTGTATTCGCCAGAAACAGAAGCAACCAAAGAGGATTCCTGTTGGTCAACCTTAGAATAGCTTGTTTTCCTATCTAATTTTAATACATACACATCTCCAGGGGGAGAACTAAGATCATAAGTAAATTCTACATCATCTCCTATAGGACCAGAAGCGGTTAGAGTAAAATTATTTTTTTGTCCTAGCCAGTGTAACAGTAATCCTTTATCAAAATTGGATAAAACTTTTGTATTACTTATATTATTATCAGTTGAAATTCTCTTTTTAGTTCCATCAAATAAAGTAATATTAAAAGTATGATCCTCATTCAACTCTTCTAAAACTACAGCACTTCCATTAAATAACAAAGCACTAGCCTCCCCAGAATCAGAAACAGAAATAAGAGCGTTTGATCCATCTACAGTTTCAATTTTTACTTTTTCAAATATTTCTGTAGGTCTAAGCCAAAAAGTTTCTAAAACAGATTTCTGATTTACAGAATAAATTTCATTATTAGGATCAATAGACCTAGAGTTATCTAAAATATAAGACAATATCTCTAACTCATTTGGTCTTAGTTTTAATAGATTATTTTTATCTAAATCAAATGGTTGAGAATTAGTAACTAAATTTTGAATATGTTCTATATTAATGTCAGATAAACGATTAGAGAGAAGGAGATTACGAATTGAATTTGCTAAATTTGATAGTTTGAGAGGTCTTCCTAAGCTATCTCTAACTTTTTGAAAATCTTCTACAATATCAGGTCTAATGCTCCAAATAATAGCTTGATTAGGAATATCATCTAAACTTGATGGAGTAAATGTATTACTTAAATCATGCTCTTTTAAAACGGTTTGAAAGTTATCATGAATTATTCCATGTAATACATTTAAAAATCTAGTATTAGATACTGGTCTAAAAAAACCTGTAGGATCAGACTTAAAGTAGTTATTAGCTTCATCCCATTTAAAGTTTCCTGAATCTCCCGTTATCTTCTGAGAACTTACTGTTTTAATAAAGGTTTTAGAGAAAGGAGCATTAGGAGTAAACTTAAAAGTAGCTCCTCCTACTAAATTTGTTTCAGGTACTCCAAAGTTTGTATCTCTAGCTAAATAGCTATTCCTATCATCATACCTAGGTTGAAAAGCGGTCGTCCCAGTACCCTGCGCGGAAAAGGAAGTACTAGGATCATCTTTAGGGATATTTCTAACATTGGTAAGAAGAGGGTTGGGTATTTCAACGCCTCCTGGGCCTCCTGGGCCTCCTGGGTATCCTGGCTCTTGTGGCTCGTCAGGATCATGGGGCGGGGGGTCTATTGGGTCAACCGTCCCACCACCTCCAAGATCAGGAGGCAGGATACTAGGAGGAGGACTAGGCCCAAACCCAGGGAAAAAATCTCCACAGGTATTGGGATCAACAATAGCCATTATCTAGCTTTTAGTTGAGAATGTATGTCCTGGGTATTTTCAGCAGCAATAGAAAAGTTATTAGGATCAAGTTCAGTAATTGTTTTATTTGCTATAGAAATTCCATAATTATTTTGATCTGGATTAACACTAGATTCAGGATATCCAACAATATCAAACTCTACTGTTGGATACATACAAAGCCCAACATTAGCACCAACATCGGGATCACCAGGGGATATATCTCCACTAAAAGCAATATGAGCTAAGAAATCCGATGGATTAGCCCTACGAGATGTGACCGCAGCAGTACCAACACCCTCTCTCATTCCTACTCCTGGGAAGTAAGAAGTAATCCTAATATTACAAGATCTTGAATTTGTAGATAAATTAGGATTTAGCTGTCTTTCAAAAATTTGAGATTTACTAGTACTAACTCCTCGCATATGCTGAAACGCCTGCTTGTCTTCAGCATCACTTTGATCATCCCCTCCTTCTTCTGAAATTGGTAGACAATTAACATAATTTGTTAAAATTTGAATATCTCTAATATGATCTGGGATATCCGTAATAGTAATCTCTTTTCTACAATACCTTATAACTAAAGGCCGCGCCCCTGGCCCAAAACCTCCGTGAGTAAATCCAATATCTGAATTAGATCCCCCGAAAACAGCATCTCTAGTAATTCCATAAAATCCTAAAGATGCAGATGTCCATGTATTTTTATAAGCTCCCATATATCTTTCATGAATCCAGTCTGGAGCAAACTTACCTCGATCAGCTTTAGTTTCTGCCCACTTTGGAAAATCCCAACTAGGAAAAACAGGAATCTGCATTGAACAGTTTGCATCAGCAAACTCTAAACCAATAATCTGCTTTAACGCTTCTGATGGTCCTCCTGATTCAACCCCTCCTTCGAAACAGCTTGCAATGTCTCCAGTTCCTTGCTTTAATTTAAACAATGCACCTTCTGGTCCATACAATAGTCCTCCCCAAATAATACCTTTTGCAATACTTCTAGGGTTAGTAGCGATATCCCCAGTAATAGCGGTAGTTATATCGGCGTTGAGTTTATCATGAACTCTTTGAACTTCATCCTTTAATTGAATCTCTCCTACAGCAGGATTTGCAAAAGACAGTTGAGGGACTGCGGCTGCGATTCCTGCTCTTTCATTGAAAGCAAGTTCTGCTGTACGAAGGAATGGACGAATATCTAAAAGATTAGCATTTGTTAAAACTACCTGAGAAGCTGCGTTTATAGTTCCAGTGCTGGGAACTAAAACATAGCAAATAGGAAGTATACTTTGTCCAATAAGTTGAAGATCCGTACTCTCTAAATTCTCCATTAAGTTTGGAGATAAATTCATTAAATCCTCTGGAGAAGGAAAAGATCCATGTACTTCGCTATTAGTAAATGGTCCTGCTAGGAAACCGTTTGTAGTGCTATCAGCATCTTTTACATTAGCTGCCATTAAAGTATTGCCTGCGGTATCTTGTAAAGGAGCATCATCGTCAAGCCCAGCAACATCAAGAGATCTTTTGCTACCTCCAGAACTAAAGTTAGCACCCAATCCTGCTCCCTTAACTATACCTAAAGTTGGTGCAGTTATGGTTGTTGGATTCCCTCCAGAATCGAAAGTATTAATCGTAGTACTATCATCATCTACAGGCTTTGTATAAACAAAAACCATATCAATTCTAAAAGCAGGAGCAGTAGGGTATGTTTTAGTTCCATCTTCAGCAATGTAAAAGAAATCGTTAGCATCAAAGTCTGGGATATCTACAGTTAGGGTATTAGGAATATCCACTACAGCAGTTCTCGCTACCCCCCTCCAATGACGAATTAAGTTCATTGATAGTTCTTGAATAAAATTAAAATTAATATAGGAAATTACTCCTCCTAAATTAAAATTATCATTAAACGGAACACTAAAAAGTAAAGGCCAAGCTTTAGGATACAAAGAGCTTCCTAGAGAAGTAGGAGGAGAAGATCCTGCTCTACCAGAGCCAGAAGTAGCAATACTTGCCTGGGCATTAAGAGGATCAAGTTGAGCCCAAACCCTAATTCTATCATCAAGACCATTAAAATTAAATACACTTGTACCTTTTAACGCACCATCTAAGATAGTAGAAATAGCCCCAGAGGTTTGTAAAGCATCGCTTATATATTTCCCAGAACCATCTTTAATCCAGCGAAGTTCTTGAAGTCTTTGCTTTTTATAAGCATCATTAACTCTAGCCATATACCTGCCAGGATGAACATTAAGCTTTCTATCATTTCCTAGGAAGTGAGGTCTTAACTCTCCCAAATCAGTACGGTCAACTTCTCCTTTAATCCCATTAGGATGGATTGTAGACGATATGCCAGGAGTTAGAGCATCTTTTAAGTATAGACAGTTTTCTTGAAGCTGTTTTAGTGGAATATTATCAACTTCCCAATAATAAGGATCATTAGATTTAAAATATCTAACAGGGTCCGTAAAAACATGAGTAGTAGTTGGCGTTACATCGTGTGGCATTTTTAATTTTTCCTATTTAAATCAAACTCGTTAGCAGAAAGGAACCCTAATCCATGTCCTATTTGGTCAGCATCAAAACCCTCTCCTTGTGGAGCAATCAAAGCTCTATAGTAAGTAACAAGTTTATTTCTACCTGAAGTTCCTAATGTGGCATTTTTAGCATTTGCCCAAACATTCATAGCAGAATCATCTAACCTAACCCTATTTCTAGTGGATTTATCGGTCATTTCAGATCCATAAAAGAAACTACTAGCAGCATTATCGCTCAAATAATTAGCAATATTAAGAACAACTCCACCACCTGCCTTTAATCCAGGGAATAGTTCCTGATAAATTTCTCCTGTACCAGACCAATCAACTCCCGATACCGTAGAACTACAATCTCCAGAAGGATTATATCCTTGAGCTAAAACTTGATAAGGAGCACCATGAATAACATTAACAGACGCTGTTCCAGAAGCATAACCAAGCCATTTTGCTGGCCCCATTGGTGAGAAGTAAAGCCTAAACGGTCCTCTATTATCAAAAGTACTTTTTCCATAAGTGTTATTTCCCAAACCGCTAGTCCCATTGCCGAAAGAATCTAAAATACTTAAAGAAGAGGTGTCTGGGGTGGAGCTAGGTGCTCCACTTGCTATAAGATAAGTTCCGCTAGAATATACAGAACTAGGTCCGTGATAAACCGCGCTGGCGGGCCAAGACGCACTAACAGAGCAGTATGAAGCGTTTAATTCAGAATCATCAGCAATATTCCAAATGTATAGTCTACTACAAAGGTCACTCACATCATAAACGATACCAGAGGGATTTAACCATCCAGCAGGGAAATGAACATTTTTTACTTTTACTTCACTCCCTCTTAAAGCGCGGACACAAGTTCCTCCTAGTGAATAGGTTGAATGATTTGCAGTGGTTCCTGTTTCAGGATTTACTAAGTAAGTTGCAGTATTCGCTACTGTTCCTAGTGTATGCGTTGAATTTCCATCAACAGCATCATCAAAGTTGCTGTTTTGCTGTTGGGGGTTTGGATAAAATTGTACATAGCCACTAGTAGTTATGCTAGACAATCCAGTAGGATTCTTTGCATTATAGTCCCCTAGCTCTGCTCCTGCTGCACCACTAACTAAAGTATGTAGAATATCATCAGACCAGTGCTCATGGTAATCTCCAAGATCCTCCATAGCAATCTTAGAACCATGATCAGCTACAAGACAAGATCTAGTAGAATGCAGTTCGACAGATGTATGATTTCCTGTATCACTTAATTGCCAAGAACTAGGATCATAATTTCCTAATAAGTTTGTATGAGGAGAAAATAATACTTTGGAATTATTATCAGCTAATACATTTACTCCACATTGCCCAAGAATTGTAGGACCAGCAAAAGATATATTAGAATTATTATTCACATACATCCCAGCCAAATTTCTTTTAGCCCCAGCAGGTCCAAGTAAAATAGTAGTACCTGTTTTAGATCCATTGAACTTAGCAGAAGACCCATTATCCACGGATATTCCAGCACCGAAAACAGCTTCACCAGTTGGAATGGAAAAGCCACCGCCAGTTTCAGTATCAATTCTACAATGAACGAAATCAGCTTTAGAATTATTTTTAAGTGAGATTGATGGAAGGGAAATCTTTGAACCAGCTCCATTTTTTGCACCTCCATGAGATTTAGTAAATTGAAGAAGACCATAAAGATTAGGCATTCCAAAAAGTGTACTAGTATCTAAACTTCCGTGATGATTTGCAGAAGCAGCAAGAGTTGGAAGAAATTCTGAATTTTCGCAAGAAAGGTGTTGTCCATTTAGATTAAAATATAGCTGAGTTCCAAGTGCGCTATTTGTTCCTGAAGCAGGCCACAAATCAGAGTTATATCTAACCTTAGAATTATGTAAAGATAATCCAATATTTTGATTTATTTCAATCTTTGCTTCTCTTAATTTAGCACAAGAGTTAATTAAAATACAGCCTTCTAGATTTTGGAATATAGAAAGTCTAGCTTTTACATCAATAAGAGAATTATTTGCAACAATCCCAGCCTTAGTATTATTAAAGGCTTGGAGATAAAGCATCTTGTTATTTGAATTGGTGCTATTTACACTAAATACAGGAAGTCCTCCGCTAGAATCTACCCCTCTATTAAGTCCTCCTGTAAGTACAGAGTTATTAAGTTCTATACCGATTGCATTTTGAGAAAAAGATAGAATAGTGTCTCTACCTTGGACGGTATTTTTCTCATCAGTAGAGCTTACAATTACATAGCTATTATTTGCCCTAAGTCCTGGGGTATCGTTATTAATATTTCTGGCAGAAGTACTTGCCCCAGAAAATTCATAGTTTCTATAGGCTACAACTCCTCTATTTAGAATAACTTTAGAATTATTAAGTTCAATGCCTGCCTTATTACAGCGCATAGCCGCACAGTTTTCAAGAACAACATTAGAATTATTGATCTCTATTCCGATTTCTTTAGTATGTATAGCACTAGCAGCACCGTTATCATCTCCTCCATCTACACAAAAGTTTCTAATATAAATAGGACCATTACAGTTTTCAACTTTAATCTTATCTAAAAAGTTTCCATACATTAAACCAATAGCGTGTTGGTCTACTACAGGATTATCTCTAGAAATTTCAAGTGCACTAACAGTATGAGTAACAGAAACATCGTAAGCTCCAACAGTTCCATCATTTACCGAACCATAAGGTGTAATATTAAAAGTATTTTCTGCACTACTAATCAGAGCAGTATGATCTACCCCAACGGAAAGAATATTTGTTTGTGCAGTAGTGCCGTTAAATTCTGGCTTTTGAAGGAATACTCTGTTCATAGTATTCCACTTTGCCATGTCATAAATAGACCTATATACACTCACAGCAGAAGCATCAGCAAGCGTATTGCTGGTGTCTAAAGATGAAACCTGTGTAATATTTTTAGTAGATATAGCTTTAATTAAAGTATTATCTATCCCTATGGACTGACTCAGGGGACGAGCGAATACCCTATTAACAATTTCTAAACATCCATTATTTGCAAACTTAATATTTTGTAAATTAAGATTACCCAAAGTACCCCTAGGATTGGTAGCGGAACTAACATCTGAACTATAAATAGCAACCTCAATCTTTGTTGGAAACCTAAGTACATCAGGAAGAGCTTCTATAGCAGCAGAAACACTAGTATAAATATTTCCATGTGTTGGTACTGCGGCAGGAGCCCCAGAAGCTGTGCCAGAAACTACTAAAGTAACGCCAGTATTCTCTAAAGAGGATGCAGGAAACCCCGCCTTCTCCCAAAGATAGCCTGTTCTATCTTCTAAATCATAGATAGGCTCATTATCCTGCTCCCAGTTATAGAAAGAGCTTGTATCAAATTTGAATACAGTAGGTTGCCAGAAGCTTCCTAACTGTACACTTCCTCCGCTACAGTAAGTATCGTTTTGTAAAAAAGGCATAACTTAAAAATTTAATGTCCAATCAAAAATAAGACTAAAATCATTAGACTTTACAATATTAGAAAAAGTTCTAAAAGCAACCAAGAAAGATCTATCCTCAGTTAATGTTCCTATTGGGTTTTTCATAAATAATCCAATTTCATTTAAAGAAGCAGCGGTCGCATCTCTAAGGATATTATTAGCTGAGTCCTCATCAATTGTTATAGTAAATTTTACTGAGCTCTCATCTACTCTAGTAGTTTGGCTAAAAGGAATTAACGCAAATACAGAAGTTGAAACTACTCCAGTCTTTACTTGTTTTCCAGATAATGCAGATAGGCTACCAGAAGTATCCGTGTATTCTGCAATAGATGATAATGGACCAGAAAGTTCAAAGGTAGAAGGATCTAAACTAATAGGATTCCCCGAAACCCCCAACTGAAATCTATCTAATTGATAGTCTGTAATGGTTGTTGACCCCGATCCAGCAAAAAGATAGGACAAGCCTACACCCATTCCAGATACAATAACATTGGAATCATCAAAAATAGTCTCTTTGATTCCATTTTTATATACCTTAGTTACCGTAAGGTGTCCTGTTATTTGTCTATTACTCATGAAAGCTCCTTATTTTATATAGATTTATAAACTTGTTATTATGTAATTT